GGAGGATTTGAAGAAAAGTTTAGATTTATTCCAAAACTGATGACATCTGCTATAAATGGAACAAAAATGGAAATATCAGACGGATCACATGATTGGATATTTGTTACAGACTTTATAGAAGCAATGATGATAGTTGTTAAAAATATCAAAAAACTTAAAGGTAAGATAGTAAACATTGGTACAGGCAAACAACATACTAACTGGGAAGTAGCTGAAATTGTCGAAAGTATGGGTAATATGATAAGTTTTAAAAAGTGTAAAAAACGACACAATGATATGAACAGTTGGGTTGCTGATACTAAACTTATCAGATCATTAGGTTGGAAACCAAGATTTACATTAAAAAAAGGTCTGGAGGAAACAATGCAATATTATCTACCATACTAACATGGATTTAAAGAAACGCATTATTGATATTAGTTACAAGAAAGGACTATCCCATTTGGGAAGTTGCCTTAGTGCTGTCAATATAATAGATGAAGTTTACGCAATCAAACAAGAAAAAGACACATTCGTATTATCCGCAGGTCATGCTGCTTTGGCTTTATATGTAGTTTTAGAAAAGTATTTAGGACATGACGCTGAAATGCTTTACGATCTACACGGAGTACACCCTAATAGAGATATAGAACATGGAATAGAATGCTCAACTGGAAGTTTAGGACAAGGACTTCCTATAGCATTGGGTATGGCAATGGCCAACAAAAACAAACAAGTATTTTGTTTAATAAGTGACGGTGAATGTGCAGAGGGTTCTATATGGGAAGCTTTAAGAGTTGGATGGGAATATAAAGTATCAAACTTAATAGTTTTAGTGAACGTAAACGGCTGGGGTGCATATAAAAAAATTAAAGGTGAAGATTTGCATGCACAACTAACAGGATTCATGGGCGATGTATTAGTAGAAACTGGAATGGGTAGAGGTAAACTACCTAAATTATTAAAACAACGCAGGAGATTCCCAACAGTAATATTTTGTAGGACATCGGTACAACAACATCCAGCATTAAAAGGAAACTTAGCACATTATAAAGTTTTAACTAAATTAGAGTACGAAGGAAAGGAGGTGTCCCATTAGAAAACAATTTGCAGAGTCATTATACAAACACATGATTAAAAATGAGAATATCTGGTTAGTTACTGGAGACTTAGGTTTTGGTATGTTTGATAAAATAAAGAACAATATTAAAGATAGATTTATTAACGTAGGTGCAGCAGAACAAACAATGATGGGAGTTGCTGTTGGTATGGCACTAGAGGGAAAGATACCATTCGTTTACTCAATAACTCCATTCCTACTTTATAGACCATTTGAAACTATTAGAAACTACATCAATCACGAAAACATACCAGTTAAAATGATAGGATCAGGAAGAAATATTGACTATGCACACGATGGATTCTCTCACTGGGCAGAAGAAGATGAGGAAGTAATGAGGATATTTAAAAACATACAATCAGTATGGCCAACAACTAAAGAAGAAATACCTAATTTAGTTGAAGAGATGATAAAGACCAGTGTTCCTTACTATGTGAATCTGAGTAGGAATTGACATGATATAATAAGATATGGATAAAATTGAAATAGGAAGACCATCTAAATATAAACCAGAACTGTGTAACGATGTATTAGAGTATATGAGACAAGGTGATTCTAAAATAGCAGTAGCTGCTAAACTTGATATTTCAAGAGATACATTATATGAATGGGCTAAAGAACATAAAGAGTTTTCCGACACTATAAAAAGGGGAGTTGAATTATCTCAGGCATGGTGGGAGGATTTGGGTAAAGAATTAGTGTTGGCAGGACAAGGTAACGCAACTGCTTGGATTTATAATATGAAGTGTAGATTTAGAGAAGATTGGGCAGATTTAACTAAGCAAGAAATTACTGGTAAGGATGGTTCAGAATTAAATATTCGAATCATAGAAGAAGATAAAAAGAAATTTACAGAATAAATGTGTCAGATATTAACTTACAGATTAAAAACTTTCCTGCACAGCAGACTGTATTTGATAGCACAGCAAGATATAAGATAGTTGTAAAAGGTCGTAGATTCGGACTAACCAAAGGTGCTGCTAATGATTTTATTAAATGTGCTTTAAATAAAAGTTTTAAACAAGGATTATGGATAGACACAGTAAACTCAAATATAGAAAGATATGTAGAACGTTATTTTCTACCGCACCTTAAAAATCTACCACAAGACTTATGGAGTTGGCGTAAACAACTTAAAATCCTAGAGATTAATGGAAGTTATATTGATTTTAGATCATCAGATAGACCTGAGAATATTGAAGGGTTTGGATACGACAAATTATTCATCAACGAAGCAGGTATAGTCTTAAAAGACGAGTACTTATGGAACAATGCAGTTAGACCTATGTTATGGGATTATGCACCATCATCAGTAATAGGTGGTACACCTAAAGGCAAAGGTGTATTTTATCAACTAGCAGAGCAAGGTAAAGACCCTGAACAAAGTGAATATGAGTACTTTCATTTTACTTCATTTGATAATCCATACCTTAACATAGACGCACTTAAAAAGGATATGGCAGATATGCCAGAGAATGTTGTTAAACAGGAAATATATGCCGATTTTATAGATGATAGTGGAGTAGTTTTCAGAAATATATTATCAGTAGCTACTGCAGTACCTCATAAACCAATAGATGAACATACTTATGTTATGGGAGTAGACCTAGCTAAAACCCAGGACTTTACTGTAATAACAGTATATGATCGTAAAACTAATGCACAGGTATATCAGGATAGATTTAGAAATGTTGAATGGCCAATGCAAAAGAAACGTATTAAAGCCGTATCTGATTTATATCATAGAGCCTTAGTAGTCATAGATGCTACAGGACTTGGTGATCCAATAGCAGACGATCTAACAGGGGCTGGAGTTCCAATACAGGCATTTAAACTTACTAATCAATCTAAAAAGGAACTGATTGAAAAGATGGTAATATGGACTGAACAGGGTAAATGTACATTATTGAATATACCTGAATCAGTACAAGAGTTTAATAATTTTACATATGATGTTAGTAGTAGTGGTAGAATACGTTATGAAGCACCAGTTGGATTTCATGACGATATAGTTATAGCACATTGCTTAGCTATATGGTCATTGAACCCATTATATAGAGAGGAGGTGACAAAGCCCAAAACGGCATTGCAAGAAGCATATGAAAGACAAAAAGAAGACTACATTGAAACAAGCGAAAGTGAATCAGACATTGACGAATACTGAATTAAACGCCTATAAAGACGGACAATGTGTATTTTGTGGTGGACACGACTGTAATGAAAAGAACCCATGTAAATGGAGGAAACAAATTATAGGAGATGATAACTACCCAGAAGAATTAGTAGATAAAGCTGTACATCATGTACAAGATTTATTGAATAGAACACAGATTCCATTTATATTACTAGGAGACCTTGTTGAAAGAATAGTGAGAGGTCAATCCATTGGTGGTATTAAAGAAATAGAAATAGGTGTTTTTCAAAAAGATTTGGTAAGAGAACGTCTATCTAGCCTTAAAACAGAGATTGGAGACATAACTACAGACTATGGTTTTGGTTATAAGTTTGACAGAATCTCAATTCATATTAAGATAATAAGTAGGGATCATAAATTCTTTGAGAATCCTGATATTATTTTTTATAAGTCAGGTGAATATAGAATTCCTAATCCAATAGAGGATTATTTGAAGGTGAGGCATACAATATGATAGAAGTTATTACTATAGTAGCATTATTAACCTTAATAGGTTGGGAAAAATATCAGAATAGACTAGAAAGAGCAAAGTATTTAAACGCCATCTTAGGCAAGAACGTACATGAAATTGCTAGTTTAAACCTAGCTGATAAAACAAAAATAGTTGCTAACGAAACAGTAACCGAGAATCAAACACCAACAGAATCTTTATCGGATGAAGAGTTTATGAAACAACTAGATAAGGAACAGAATGGCTGAATTAAAGAAACACTATAGAACCAATGCTATTACATCTGTTGCTATGGGTCAAACCATAGAAGAGATATTAACAGCCGCTTCGTCTCAAAGGATGGGATTTGAGAGACGCTGGTATGATAATAACTTCTTTGATGATGGTTATCACTTCAGATACCTATCAAGAGCCCAAAACAAGATTGTAGATTTAAGTGAGAGACAAAATATATGGGCTCCTATTAGAGCTATACCTAAAGCTTCAAGACAAATAAGGGGTGTTGCTAATCTTCTTGTATCAAGAGACTTTGTTCCTGTAATATATCCTGAAAGAGTTAATAAAATTCAATTTACAGACCCACAAGAATACAAAATGGCATTGGAAATGGCTAAAAATGTTGCCAAGAAATCAGGTCATTGGGTAGAGGAAGAAATGAGAAACCAAGACATAGTAATTAAGATTGCACAAATGGTTATTCTCGCTGCTAAACACGGAGTATCCTATATGCAAGTATGGCCAGATGCAGTAACGGAAGGAATTAAAACCTCAGTACTAGACGCTTTTGATGTATACCTAGATGGTACAGTAACCGATATAGAAGATTCTCCATACATTATTAAAGCAATTCCTAAGTTTATAAGCGAGATTAAAGCTAATGAAAACTTTGATGAAGAACAATTAAAGAAGATTAACCCAGATAATAAACAAGCATCAAGTGAAATCAAGAACGCTTATATGTCTACTAGATTTGCAAAAATGACAGTAGCAGATGCAACAGCTTCTATAATTCAAAAAGAAGCATTTATTAAAGAGTATCTAAATGAAGAAACAAGAGAACGTATTAGACTGATGGGTAATGAGGATGTTATCAAAGACAAGAAAGATGGGGATATGGTTATGCGTCACACTTTTGTGGTTGGTAACATCACCTTACGGGATGAGTACCTAGATATGCCATCCTACCCCATCGTAGACTTTAGATTTGAACCAGGACCAATGTATCAAGTACCATTGATTGAAAGGTTTATACCCGCTAATAAGTCATTAGATATGTTACTTTCAAGGGCTGAAAGATACGCTCACACAATGGTTGTAGGAACATGGCTTAAACAAAAAGGTCAACAATTTAATATAACTAATCAAGCAGGTGGACAAGTTATTGAATATGAAGGAACACCACCAGTACAAGGACAGATGGCATCAATTCCATCATTCTTCTTTGACTTAATTGGTTACATGCAGGGACTAATCGAAGAACAAGGAGTAACCACAACTACACTAGGTAAACTTCCAAAAGGTGTTAAAGGACAAGGTGCAATAGAATCTCTTAAAGAAAGTGAATATGCTAACTTAGTAATAGCAGATAGAAGACTTAAGGACACTTTAACTAGAATAGCTGAGAAGTTTTTAGATATAGCAGATGATTATTTTGTAGAACCACAAACTGTTTATTATCTTGAAAAAGGTGAACCACAATATTTCGATGTAATTGGTGGTGGTGCTAAGGATAAAAGATCAGAAATGGGTATAGAAGCTCCAGAAGATGCAGTACCTCTTAAAAAAGACTACAAGGTTGAGATAGAAATAACCTCCGCACCTGCTTATACAAGAGATGGACAAAGACAAGTATTAGTAGACTTAATGGATAGAATGATACAGTTAAGTCAAATTGGTGCAATTCCTCCAGAAGCTCTTAAGGTGGTAACACAACAATTCTTAGAGACTTTTCAATTTGGAGCAACAGCAGAGATTATGGATGCTATTGAAGAGTATGGTCAACAGGGTAATATGGCAGAAGATCAAATAAGTGCATTAAAAGTAGCTATCATGGAAGTATTTAAAGACCTACAGAAGGCGGGAATGTTACCAAGTGAAGAAGAAAGAATACAAGAAGCTAAGGTTGCTAACTTGGAAGTAATGAAAGAAACAGGTGGTAA